AATTCCTGCAGCACTAACTGCGCTAATAAATCCAAATGCGCTTGGCTGAGATACTGTTACAGTATATGTAGTAGTGGATGGAGAATTAACAGTAGGTCTAACGGTTATGTTAAACTGTCCGTTGTTGTATGTAGGAGTTGTTGTAGTTCCTGTTCCAATTGTTGGACCACTTGCATTACGAACCCAGAAATAAACGCTAGGTGTAATATTGTCTTGTTTTACATTGTACTGTGCAAAAATAGAATTTTGCGTAATGTTCAAACCACCTGCAGTAGGATCCAACGAGAATGTAGCAGTAAGTACATCTGGATATTCGGTTACTTTTTGTGTTTCCCAAGCTACATTAGTAGCATTGTATTTGTTAACAACTGGTGATAAACCTCCGCCTAATGTAGTGGTTTTTTGCCAAACACTACCAGTTGGGGGACTTTCTCCGCCGCCCACTGGACCTTGCCACTGTGGAATATTGTAGTACGGTGCTATTTGAACTTGGGGAACAGTAAAAGTACCTGAGTGGAGTCCTAATGCTTGCATTACATTAGTATCTCCTGTAATTGTTATTTGTTGTCCGCTGCTTAAAGCAGAGCCAGTTAGAATCAGCTGATTAACACTATTGGTAGTAGCAACAACATTATTACTATCTGGACCAGCACCGTTGATTGTTGCAATAATACTGGCTAAATTTTCACCAGAAGTAAATGTAATGTTTGTACCGTTAACATCTATTGTTCCGCCGCCGCTAGGAATGACAGGATTCAATACCGAACCTGTTATTGTAGGAATATCGTATTGCCATTGTGTTGACCCAACTATATTCCAAGTATTGCTCAATCCTTTATAGTAAAGAACATTATTACTTTGATAAGCATTGACAGCATAACTACCAATTCCACCAAGTGTTACATTAGGTGTTGTATTACTTACTAGTAATGAAGGATTGGTGATTACAATCGGAGATTGTTCAGTGAATGACTGAGTAAATGCGTCCCACTGATAAATTCCCCAATTGGTAGTAGATGTATCTAACCAGTAAGTACCAGTTGCTGGATTATCTACAGGACGAATAGTCGTACCTGTTAATCCGCCTAAGTCTACATTAGCACGTTGTACATATACTGTATTCGATACTCCCAACAAACTATATGCAGCCATCAAGCCGTATTCATTTTGCTCGTCAGCATTAATAGCAGCACCACTATTAGTAGTTGCAAAGAATGGGTTACCAAATGTGGTAACTAAATCTCTTTGACTAGTAATGGTATATACTTTGTCTGCATTCTGACTTAGTGTCCCGGCCGCAATTGAAGTGCCGCCTGGAGCTGTTTTGTTTTGTGCAGTTGCCAATAAAATATAAGCAACAGTCCCTAAACTATTAGGACTGTAATTGCTTTCATCTGTTACTGTAACTGATACGCCTGGACTTACTAGCGTTGCCATAGTGTTTTTCCTTTAACGTGTAAAAATAAGAAATTAACCTTAAATTCTTTATAAAGATATTTATCGTATTTGGAGAAATAACTGTGGCTTAGGTGCCTTTGCCAAAGGTTTGATTAAATATTAGTATGATTAGACCCGTTTGTCAGAGTTGTAAACAAAATCCGTCGGCCGTTAACTACGTTAAAGACGGTAAACACCACTATCGAAGACTATGTAGCAGTTGTAGTCGAAAAGGCAACAAATTAAAGCCTATACCCCCCGCGTGGTTTAAGGCTGGGTACAGGAAACGCACAGTTTGCGATCATTGCGGTTGGAAGGCCAAATATCCTGACAAACAAATGACAGTATTCCATGTAGACGGCAACTTACGCAACAATAGCCAATTTAACTTAAAAAGTATTTGCTTGAATTGCAGAGTAGAAATCGGCCTTAGTAAGCTACCTTGGCAAGAAGCTGAAGTTAAACCAGATTTTTAAGTTGCGAGTATAAGTCGTCTATAGTGCCGTTATTGTCTACGACAACATCAAAATCAGTACCAGCCCATGATGTTTCACTAGCGTGTATATTATTTGCTTTGAGCCATTCAGCAGCTTTGGTATCTCCTTTGTTTGCTTTTGATGCAATATCGTACCAATGGGGAATTATACCGCGTTGTATCCACACAATTCTACCACCTTGTGCTCTTATGGCAGCTATTTCGTTAGGAAATCTACAGTCAGTGATAACTGTGCTGTCGTTGGTATTTCTAAGTTTGTTTTCTAAGCTGGCAATCCACATATCATCGTGGAATCCTTGTCTGCAGACTTCTGTGCCCCAATATTGTAGTATCCAACGGGGAGTAAGATGTGGCATATTCAAGCGTTGGCTCCACCATGGATCTATTTCTTCTCGCCAAGCCCTTGCAGTTTTAGTACGGCCTTCTAATAGTTCTCGGTCCCAACCAAATACTGCGCTAACTGCATCTTTAAGACTGCTTGCAAAACTGTCCCTACGAAACTCGTGAAAGTTAACAAGATAGTCTGCAGCAGTATCTTTACCACTGCCAATTAATCCACAAAATCCTATGATCATAACAACTCCTGCGTGAGTTGCTAGTATAACATTAACCAGTAACCCAAGTCAACGGTTGTGAGCCATCTACATAGTTTCTTATATCTAATTCGAGCTTTTCCATTTCGGCTTGGCCTTCTGCCATAAGAGCAGCACCATTTAGTTGTGTACCACCTTGTGGTCCTGCAATTTGAGCAAACTTGCCACGAGCTTGTCCTAAAATAGTTTTACAAAATGCGAGTGCATATTCTTGCAACCAAGGATAAACAAACTGGTCACTTAACAACACGCTATCTGGTTTGTAATTATAGACCCATAATAGCACACTTTCGGTATTGTCTACGCTATCCAATTCTGGACTCCAAATTTGAGTTTGGCTCATTGCATAGTCAGTTAGTTCTAAACTACCTAAAGGTTGTTGTGCAGTAACTGTAATAACATTACCGCCTGCCCCAACTGTTTGCACAATGTATTGGCCAGCCCACCCTGCTACTGTAGGGTTAATAATGTAGATACTGTTGCCTGCTTGTAAAGGCCAAGGCACATTAAATGTAATAGTAATAGTGGCACCAACATTTTGACTACTGGCCACAATACTTTGAATAGGTAAAAATGTATGACCGTACTGGGGGATCTTTCTAACCACAGTAAGTTTCTTAGTAACACGATTAAATGTATAATTCATATAACCGCCAAACATAGTCATAGCTAATTTTTGATATTGTGTAAACATTTCGTAATTGGTTAATCCCCCAACTCGACCTGCAACCAACATATAAGTATTCAAATAACCGCTGGCAAATGGTTCAAATTGACTTGCAGTTGTACCTGTCACACTTCCAATACCACGACGGAAGATAGTACGCACATCCATAATATTATTGGGCAGTATGTATTCCTGTGTTTCAGGCAAAAGGTCCAAAAACGCATAACTTTCTTCTTGTGCATTACTGGCCAATTGTCGATATTTAGTAAGTGACTGCTTAATAGCAAGCTCAAAGTGTTCTTTGTCTAATTCAACATCAACAATACCGTCGCCCAAACGCAATCTAATGTAATCAGTCATTTGATTACGAAGTTGATTTAGTGTTTGGATATTACCGGCGGCATCAATTGCACTATTGATGTCAATTGGCCCAGGACCACCAAGATTCTGGGTTTGAAGGCTTAGGTCGTTTTGCAGACCTGGGGTCATTTGTACTGGCATAATTGTGTCCTACTAACCATATTTAGCTAATAGGAAACTATATTATGCCGCTTTTAGCAGTACTATGTCTGTACTAATACGCCCTGTTAGTTGCGTATCTGTTGCACGAATATCATCTAAAAACTTACGCAACTGTACCTTACCTGCTTTAGCAAATTCTTTTAATTGCTCTGCAGGCTTACGCAAGGTCTTTTGCACACTCTTGGTAGAATCAAAGTTTTCAATAGTTGTGCCTTTAATGGTCAACGTCTTGTATGCATCTGCAGTATATCTACCCAATTTACGATATTTGGTATTGTAAACCCATAATTCTGTAGCACCAATAATATCGGCAGGATTAATACTGACAATTTTAAGTTCTTTGAACTCTTTACTGTACTTTAACTTGCTGATCAATTTCTCTTTCGAAGGTGCTTTTTTCACACGAGCTTTTTTAACTGCTTTTTTCACACTTCTATATTGATCAATCGCTACCAAAAGATCATCAATCCAAGCAATCAAACGTTTGAAGTCTGCGGCTTTATAATGACGATACCCTTCTTTAAGGTCTTCGTCTTGCTTGGCCAATGCCGATTCAAGCTCTAGTTTGCGTTTGGTATAAACCAATTCATATTTGCTTAATTGACTTTGTACTACATTGTTTGACACAAGATACTCGTAGGGCTTAAATGTAGTCTTTGTTGCTTTT